ATTTATGGCAGTATCACCAAACTGCATGGCATCATTCCATTGCCCCGGCTCCCATCCGCCATCAGCTCTAGTAAGCTGTGCATCAAATTCAACATGATATTGTCCACCTTCTTCCAATCCTTGCAAATCAAAATAAATGCGTTCACCATCATGCGAGCCTGGGTTACCGTTTACAATGAAATTAAATCCGCTGTCGTTATCTCCGCTGAAGTTATTTATACTAATCGGGTGTGAAGAAGTGGAATCAGTCCTTGAATATTCCATCTGCAACACTTCATCACTGATATTTCCACCCGTCTGAATGAACAAATCACCGTCATTTCCTGTTTCGGGCAGATTCGCACCTGTGGTGTTTTTAGCAGAGCTATCAGCATTTCTATTTGCCTTATCAGCTTTCTTGCTGTTTTTGCTCTTCATCACACCTTTGCTCGGATCAGAACCAAATCCTTGCATACGGTATTCGCCGTTCATGTTAAAATCGTATGCCATCACACAGCATACTTCACCAAGCTCAGTAGCATGACCGCCTGTGAAGCGGATGATGTCACCAAGATCGTAATGAGCACCGCAAACGGTATCGCACGTAAACGGTGTGTATGAAATAGCATCTAAGGCTTTTAGAATCCTCTTACGCATTGTGGTCGGGGTATTACCCACACCATCAGCCTGCATCATCGGATTTTCACCCAAATCCATGTACAGACCATCTTCTTCGAGGCGTGCCTTGTCAAGAGCTTCATTCAGCCACAAAAGTCGCTTGTCAAGGTTTTTCAACTGCTTATCAAGCACCTTCTTCTGACGCTTGTACTCTGCTTCTGTGATCTGTCCTTGCTGATACTGATATGCAAGTTGATCAAGTTGGATTTCTACATCATGAATATCACCCTCAACATCACTGATTTCCTGCTCCAACTCCTGCTCATCATAGCCATAATAAATTTCTTCGCCATCGGCCGTGTTGGTCACATAGATACCAGTATAATTTGTGGTGAAGTCATCGAAAACAGCACCTGCAATACGATGTTCTTCTGTGATTTCATCACATACTGCGCTTTCGTTACGATACGGCACGAACATTAAATGCCCAAGTTTGTTGATTGTTGCAAAACATGCCATTGACTGTGCAATCCAGAATACAAGGTCTCTATACGTTTCGATGTCATTTGCATACTTCGCCAATTTGCTATTGCTTTTCGTACCAACGATACCAAGCAAAGTATTCCCATTCGGCCTGCTCTGAATCGTTTCTTCGGAATCTTCAAGGATCAGACCACAAGTGTTGCAAATTATTCTAAGATAATTGAAAATCTTCGCAGGCTCGACAAACTTTGATTTTTTAAACTTCTTGTCAAGCTTAATCATATCATCGTAAGCAGTAACAGAAACACCCTCTGCGGAATGCTTTGCCTCTTTGACAGTAAACGTACCCATTGGAATATCTTCCCATGTAGTAGGCGTGACTTTCAGACCAAAATACACCGTGATTCGCTTACCAATCCATGCATACCTTGGAATTGACAGCCCTGTGAATGTAGCCGTCAGCGTACCTGTATAGACAGACCCCAACACCACATCATTTGTGTCTGTGCACTGATTCGTAATGTGGAATGAACCTTGTATGATATTGCTTTTATCAAAAGACACACTGCCGATAGTTCCATACAGTCTATGTTCTTGTACAGGCTGTTTTGCCGCAAGTTTAAATTCATTTGTGACAGGATACATACTAGAATTCCTCCAAATTGAAGCTGACCTTCCACACACCATTTGTTGCTGTCAAACTACTTGATTTTCTGACAAGTTCATAATTGAAATCAGTGATTCTGACTGTTGCTGTGGTGCTTGCCTTGGTCAATGGGTCATATTTTGTCAGCACAAAAGAATCCTTATCTCTGAATTGAAAATATGTCTTCAAATCATTATCAAGGCAAGTTGTTGCAAAGGAAACAGAAAGTTTCTTTGACCTAATTATCAAATCAATTTCTGTTCCCGCCTCTGTTGTAAATGTATTTTTCAGCTTTTGTGTGTTTTCAACCCATGACTGCGGAAATGGAATTGATACATCATCAAATAATATTCCTTGCATTATCTTCCTCCACTCCTGTATGTAGTCTGTTGCTGTGCACTTGTAATCATTGCTTCAATAGGTCTGTTGCCAATGTTGACCATGAGTTGCATGTTCATGAGTGCATCTGTGATGGCTGTGACAACATCACCATAACCTTCACCATCTGACATTCCTGCACCTGCATTCATTGTACCATATCCACCTGCAATTTCAAGCGCAGGCGCAGTCTGAAATGAATCATAGATGCCATCAGCAACATCACCAACCGCATTGAACACACCTTTTGCATTGCTCTTGATGCCGGATGCAAACAAATCCATCATATCTGGTGCATAGGTATGGAAATTAGACAGCGGGCCTTCTTCCGGCTCTGAAAATCCAATCACTTTCTTGATACCAGATGCAACATCTGAAACAGCACCCTTCAGCTTTGACCATCCGGCTTTGATACCATCAATAAATCCTTTTATTAAATCCATACCCCATTCTTTTGCACTATCAAGAATGCCTTTTATACCATCACCAAATTGATTGCCTGTATCAGAGCCTGCTTTCAGTAATTCGCCAAACATGCTGATAATGCCTGCAATCAATGACAATATCAATTCAACACCTGCCTGCAAAATCTCCGGCAAAGCTTGAATCAATGCCAAACTAAATTGAGATATAATCTGGGGTGCTTGTGCAATAAGCTGTGGCAATGCTTGAATGATACCATTTGCCAATGCCAAAATAAGCTGTAATGCGGCAGTAATAAGCAAAGGCGCATTATCAATAAAAGCTTGATTCATCTGCATCACTGCTTCCACAATAGCAGGTATCAACTCTGGCAGAAATTCTGAAAGACCATTCGCAAGTGCAATTATAATTTGCATTGCCGCATCTGCAATCTGTGGCAATGCCTCCAAAAGACCAAAGGCAAGCTGTTCAACAATTTGAATCGCAGAATCAATAATCAATGGCAGATTATCCAGAAGACCTTGCCCAAGTGCACTTAATAATTTCATGCCACCATCAACAAATTCTGGAAGCTTTTCAATTATCATGCTCAAACCTTCAGACAGAATATCACCAAAGGCTTCCATTGCACCAGACAAACCACCTTCTTGAAATGCCACAGTCAATTTTGACAGACCATCAGTGCCAAACTGTACAAATTCACGCAGTGAAGGTGTCAGCACATCAGATACAGCAATCTGCGCACCTTCCAGAGCGGATTGAAACAGTGTGATATCACCTGCAAGATTATCAAGCTGTGTATTTGCCATATCAGATGCCGCACCAGATGCATCATCAATATATCCAGACAATTCATTCCATCTGTCACTGCTTGTTGCCAGAAGTGCATTGACATCCTTCAAATCTGCCTTGTTGAATATGGTGTTGATAATATCTGTTTTTTCAGCCTGTGTCATAGTTGACATGGCTGTATTCAAATCAGCAAATGTGTCCTGCAAAGGCCGCATGTTGCCATCTGCATCATATGCAGATACACCAAGAGCCTCCATTGTCTTTGCGGCTTTATCTGTTGGCGCACCAAGGGAAAGGATAATATTTCTTAATTTTGTACCACCTTCTGCACCCTTTGTGCCATTATCAGCCAGAATACCAAGAGCCGCAGAAAGTTCTGTTGTACCGCCGGACAGATTCTTTGCTGTACCACCCACAGTCAGCATTGCATCACCAAGCTGTTGAACACTTGTGTTTGATTTTGATGATGTCTTTGCCATCTTATCAACAAGCTCTGATGTTTCATCCAAAGACAATCCCAATGCACTCTGTGTATCAGTCACCATGTCAGATGCTGTTGCAAGCTCCATACCACCTGCCGCCGCAAGATTCAATACATTTGGAAGCATCTTCATAGATGTTTCAGCATCATATCCGGCAAGTGCCATATAATTCAATGCATCAGCAGACTGTGTTGCAGAAAATGCTGTTGTGCTTCCCATTTCCTGTGCAAAATCACGCAAATCACCGATTTGGTCAACTGTTGTACCCATAGTGGCGGCAACCTGTGCCATTGAAGAATCAAAATCTGCGCCTGCTTGTACAGCAGAGCCTGCAAAGGCAACTGTTGCACCTGTTGCCGCCGTAACAGCCGCCATACCAACTTTTGCCGCACTTGCAAGGCCTTTGCCAATGCCGCCTGCCATTCCTTTTGCTTTATCAAGGCCGCTTTCATATTCACTTGAATCAAGGCTTAATTTCGCAAATAAATCAAATACATCCATTTTATTCTCTCCCGAATGAAAGTCCTGCTTTCAGCATAACATCATTGATGACCTCTTCTGCATCCACAGGCTCTTCTTGTGTTTGATTGATAAAATCACTCCATGTCTTTGTTATATGCTTTCCTTCTGGCGCAATTCTCAAACTTTCGGATATAAAAATGCGGTACATTTCATCACGCTTGAAATTGTCAATCCGTGCTTCAACATACCGCATAAATGGCTTTATTTCTCTTCTGCCTCTGTATTCACCATAGCAGAGCCAGAAGATTCTTGTTCCATCTTCTCCTGCGCCGCATATCCGAAAAAAGGTTTGATTTCTTCATTATTTCCGATATCGGCAAGAATCTCAATGAGCCGGACAACCAAATTCAATCCATTTATAGGCTCTGGGTCAATCCGCAGAAGAATCTGTTCTGCCTCTTTCTTGTGCTTCTTCAAGATTTCCTGTGCAATCACAATCTTTGATGCACCAGAGCGGATGACTTTTGCAACATCCTTGTCATTGATAATGGCTGAAATCGGGTCAAGTAAATCTGCCCATAAATCAACCGCTTCTTCACCTTCATAATCTGATAATCGAATCATGAAAAAATCACTCCTTTTCTTTTGTTTGATATGTTATTCTACAACAACAGTGCAGGTGTCATTGTATGTCACGCCATCAACAGTGATGCTTGCCGTGATGATTGCATTTCCTGTGCCTTCTGCCGTAACAACACCATTGGCCACAGATGCAACACTTGAATCATCAGATGTCCATGATACCACAGCATCAGCCGGATTCTTCTGTACAGAGAAAGTGAATGTATCACCATCATCAATCTCAACAGAATGAGTATTCAGATAGATGAAAGGTGAAGATTCACCGCTTCCCTGCTTCACATAGATTTCAAAAGGCACAGTGTCCTGTGCATTCATGCTGTAATGGCCTGTGAATTCAAAAGCAAACTGACCTTTGCCCTTGTCAGTGCTCTGAATCTGGAAACCGCCTGTATTCAATGCATTCATCAGCTTGATTGCAACAAATCCGGCATTGTCACCTGTGTTTACATCAGAATAATCACCAATCCACCAGATTGTCTTGAAATCTGCGGAAAGCAGGTCATTCCTCGGAATGATATGTGTTGCATCAGAACCATCAGCATCAGCCGCACCTGCCAGAAGTTTTGCTGTTGCCGCCGACAAGGTGACAAATGTTCCGCTCATTTTAACATCATGAGAATCAAGATGCTTCAATTCCTTGGTATTCTTCGGGCAATTGTCAACATCCTCTCCAAAATCGGTGTATTCAATCGAATCAGTGAAGTTGACACCGCCAGAAGTTGCACCAAGAATGTTTCCAATCACACCTGTTGCCGGATTGAAGTTATCAACCAAAATACCTGCATTCAACTGAATATTCTGGAATGCTGTTGCAGGAATCTGTGTATATTTCATGTTTTCTTCCTCCTTAATCTAAAAATTCAATAGTTACATTCAGAACAATCCGCCGAATCAATTCATCACTTGGGTCATTCATCCTCTGTGCCCAAGGTGATGCCTTTTGAATCCACATTGAGCCGCCATCATATGCCACCATGACACCGCCTCTGCCGATAAATTCAGCAATCTGTTCTTCTTTTTTTGTGATATCTGCCCAACTGCTTGACCGATACCACAAGGATGATGTTTGGGCAAGTTGCCTGCCAAAATCATCACTTGATGCCTCATA